TTGAGTCCTGCTAAAACAGGAGGAAATGGTAATGGTGTTAGACCTTCTTCAAAAAAAGAAGAAGAACCAAAAGTTGTATCTGCAGTCGAACCAAAACAATAGGTAATGACCAATGATATTTAATAACAAAAAACTGAAAGAATTAGATAGTGTAGAAGCATCACCTAAATCCAAACCATCCATATTTAAATGGGCAGTTCTATCAGTGGGAACACTGTTTGGAATTGCCCATATTGGTGTTTTAGGACACCTTATGAATAGGACTGAAATACCTAAACTTGATTTGCCGTTGAATGATTACAGCTCTTATGTGATTAGGGCAGGAAAAGATGGATATACTATAGAATATAAAGCAAATGACCCTAAGGTCATGAAAGTTACTAAAGATGTTCAAAAGAACAATGGATTTTTTGGTATTGGTGGATCAGCAGAAATAACCACACACGAAGAGTACACCATGGATGGAGCAAGACATCTCCAGGGTGGTGAAGTGGGAAAGTTAAGTGCCGAACAGATAGAGTGTATCAAGGCGGCAGGTGGTGGAGAGTCGTCAGGAAAGATGGTAGGTGCCAGCATAGGTAGTACAATAGGGCAGAGTTTAGTTGGAATACCTTATGTTGGATGGGTATTGTCTGGTTGGATTATGATGTTAGGTCAAGATAAAGGGGGAGAGATAGGATCTGAATTAGCAACTGCAATGATGGCTGAGTGTGAATAGGGATAGCAACCCCTTAAAAAGTTCTGTTTAACCTAACGGAGAAACAGATGCCTCAACCAGCAGATAAAAGTCAAGAATTTATTAATTCTGGAATGACTTTAATTACAGATATTTCTTCAGAAAAATATTTAAGTAAAAATATTAGTAAATCAAAACAAATATTGTTACAACCAAAAGAGTCGATACTACATAGTATAGTTGATACATTCCGAAAGTGGAAAGGTTAAACATTTTTATTTTAAATTTGACTATTAACATTATCGACTTTCTTTATGAAGGTAGACATTTTCAAAGATTCTGGGTGCTTGAGGAGATTGCTCGGGCACCCTATTTTGCTTTTTTGAGTGTTTTACATTTTAGAGAATCTTTAGGTCTTCGCGGTCCTGAGCATTTATATTTAATGAAAGAACACTTTGCTCAAACAATCAATGAAACCGAACATCTGGAACATATGGAATCTAGGGGTGGTAGTAATTATTGGATTGATCGTTTCTTTGCCAGACACCTGGTACTTGTCTACTATTGGATTAATGTGGTTTATTATTGGTTATCTCCTAGGAATGCATATCATCTAAATTCTGAAATTGAACTCCACGCTGTTATGACTTATGCCAAATATCTTTCTGAAGTTGATCCAATGGATAGTAAGATAGTAGAAATTATGAATGATGAAGTTAATCATTATCAAGAACTGGAATCCGCGAGGAGAATGATTTCATGACAATGTTTCCTTTTGTAATTGTTATATTGCTAATTTTGGGAATGGAACTATCATGGCCAGTAACGAACAGAGGTATAGCAAACAAATGTCCGATTCCTTATCGAAAGAAGAAGTTCAGGAGATGATCGATGCTGCCATACGAAAGCACAATCGTAATGCTTCGATTATTAGTATGTGTGTTGGTTGGGTTGTTCTCGCACTTTTTGCTGAAGGTCTACTTCGACTTATTGGGGTAATACCACCTTTACTGCCATGGTTGAAAATAACATTATAATTATAGAGTGGATAGGAATATTCCTAGCACTTATTTTTGGCATAACTATGTTTTGCCAAGCTCATTTTATCTTTCATGGAAAGAATGGTTATAAACATTCTGAACGCGAACAGAAAAAAATGGATAATATTCGTAAACAAGTAGAAGATTTATTTAAAAAATGAAAGTAGGAATGATTGGATTAGGACGGATGGGAGAAGGTATGTCCCGTCGTCTTATCAAAAATGGGCACGAAGTTTGGGGTTACAGAAACAATGCTAAGAAAGCTGAGGAACAATATGAGAAGGGTTATATCAGTGGATATACCACTTCTCTGGAAAGCCTTGCTCAAGTAGTTCATAGTTATAAAACTTCTGACAGAAAACCAGGAGTGTTTATGATGGTGGTTCCAGCAGAAACTGTAGAGGATACAATCAATGACTTATTACGATATTGTCGTGAAGGCGACATTATTATTGATCATGGCAATTCCAATTTTAAAGACTCTAGACGCAGGGCAGAACGGTTATCTAAACTTGGCATCGCGTATATTGACTGTGGTACTAGTGGTGGTGTTTATGGTCTGGAGCGTGGATACTGTCTTATGGTTGGGGGCGGAGATACTGCAGTCGCCACTTGTGCGCCCATTTTTAATGCACTCTCCCCAGGAATTGCCGCTGCCCCAAGGACTAGAGATGGCGATTTCGTAAGGCAATCTGAATTAGGTTGGTTGCATTGTGGAGATTCAGGAGCAGGTCATTTCGTAAAGATGGTACACAATGGAATCGAATACGGAATCATGCAAGCATATGCAGAAGGATTTAATATCTTGCATGAAGCAAATTCTGGTGCAGCATACGTTGCTGCAGGTGATGCTGAAGTTGCTCCAATGGACAATCCAAAAGATTATTGCTATGATATTGACGTTTCTGAGGTGGCTGAGTTATGGCGTCGTGGTTCTGTGGTTGGGTCTTGGTTACTTGATCTTACCGCTGATGTTTTACGGGGCGATAGAGAGCTTAGCAAGTTCGATGGAGGAGTATCAGACAGTGGTGAGGGTCGTTGGACTGTTCACGCTGCTGTGGATCTTGGTGTACCCGCACCTGTTATATCTACTGCATTATATGAACGCTTTGGATCAAGAAACCTTGGACGATTCGCAAACAAAGTCCTGAATGGTATGAGAGCAATGTTTGGAGGTCATGATGTTCGGTGAATTTCTTAAATGGATCGCAATACCCTTTGTACTATCCACAGTATATTTCGGGATACGAAAAGGTGAAAATAATTACTACGACTCAGACGACTATGACGGAAACGGCACCGCTCACTAAAGGAATTGTTATCTTCGGAGCAACGGGAGACCTTTGTAAGAAGAAACTAATTCCAGCACTATACAAACTCTGGAAGAAAAATCTTCTTCCAGATAACTTTTTGATTACTGGGTGCTCTAGAAGAGCACCAACAGCAGAAGAATGGAAAAAATCTTTAGGAGAATATCCAGAAGAATTTTTACATCATCTAGATTATATTTCTGCAGATCTCGATAATGTTGACACTCTCAGTCATCTTCCTGATTACCCTCACGATAATACTTACTTCTTATCTGTTCCCCCAGAGAGATATGCTAACGCGATTAAAAATCTTAAACAGGCTGGTAAACTCGATGACCCCGACCATTCCCGCGTGGTTATCGAGAAACCCTTTGGGTACGATTATAAATCTGCTGATCATTTATCAACTGTGGTTGCTTACCATCTACGGGAAAAACAGGTCTATCGCATTGACCATTATCTTGGCAAAGATACTGTTAATAACATACTTGCTACTCGTTTCAGCAACATTCTTCTGGAACCACTTTGGAATCGCCAGTACATAGAAGAGGTGCAAATCTTTGCAACTGAAACTATTAGTTGTGATGGTCGTTCGCAGTATTATGAAACTTCTGGTGCTGTCCGTGATATGCTGCAAAATCATATCCTTCAGGTTCTTGCACTGATTGCTATGGAACCTCCAAGTAAAATGGATGCTAGGGAGATTCGGCGCGAAAAAACAAAAGTTCTTTCTGCAACTCGTTTAGGTAACGATGTAGTACTCGGACAGTATGAAGATTACAAAAAAGAAGATGGAGTAAATCCAGATAGTGTAACCCCCACATTTTTTGCAGGATCTTTATTTGTAGATAACTGGCGCTGGGAGGGGGTTCCTTTTCGCGTCCTGACTGGTAAGAAGATGCCATACGGATGTGTAGAGGTAGTTATCAAACTAAAAGCACCACCTGTGAAATTATATGAAGGAGAAGTAAATGATAGGATTGTTATTCGTATTCAACCTAATCCCCACCTCGATATTCGGGTCGATATTAAATCTCCCGGTCTCGATGATGGTCTTGAGTTGGCAACTCTTACTGTTGATTATCCATCCGATAGGTCCATCGATGGATATGAACGACTGCTATTCGATGCAATCAATGGAAACCAGTCACACTTCGTCCATGCGGATGAAGTAATGGAGTCGTGGAGGATTGTTGATGACCTTTTGTGTACTGGAGATTCTTGTCCAATTCGCACTGTCCCTTACATCTATACTGGTGGGTGGGGTCCACAGCATAAGACAGATCTTATTGCTAACTGGGATTATCCTGGATAATTTTTCTAAATATAGAAAGAATTGCTGATATGGAAGTGAACTTAGTTCTAAAACCATTGAGTGATACTAATGATCCAACCTGGAGCATTATTATTAGTTTAGTGATCCTTTTATTGGGTGTTGGGTATATTGTTTACATGATACTTAACATTGCATATAAGGAGATGGATGAAAATGTCCAAGAGATTGAAATCCAAAAAGAAGGGCAAACAGTCGAAGCAATTCAGCGGGAATGCGATTGCAAAGAGAGCTAAAAACGGGGGTAAGAAGTGATGGCAGCAATGACTCCACCTAGCAGAAAATCTTGCTATAATTTTAGAGTAATAGAAATAAACCGAGTAGTTGATGGTGACACAATTGATGTTACTATTGACCTCGGTTTTGATCTTTATAAGAAAGAGAGAGTTAGAATTGCAGGAGTAGATACTCCTGAGAAGAGAACAAGAGATTTAGATGAGAAAGCATTAGGTATTGACGCCACCAACTGGATGAAGGAAAAACTAGAGGGTGCTATTCATGGAGACGACGATCTCATCATTAGAACTGAACTGGTTGGTGGTATGGGTAAGTACGGTCGCCTTCTTGGTTGGTTATATATTGGAGATGCAGAAGTATCATTGAACGAACAAATGATTACCGAAGGATACGCTTGGGAGTATGATGGAGGAACCAAGCAAAAGAATTTTGAAGAACTCCGTGAGATTCGTAGAGCACATGGAACTTTAGTGGAATAATTTGTCCACATATATAAGTTATGAGTTTAATTTAATAACCATGAAAGTTTTATTTGCTCTTTTTGCCTCACTATTTTTGGCACTTCCTGCATGGGCTGTTGACGTTCAAATGGGTTACGATGGCAATCTTGCTTTTGAACCTAGCGAAGTCACTATTTCTGCTGGGGAGTCAGTTCATTTTATTAATAATATGCTTCCTCCTCATAATGTCGTTGTAGAAGATCATCCAGAACTCTCTCATGAAGAACTTGCCATGATGCCTGGTGAAGATTTTGAAGTTGCTTTCCCTGAGGCAGGTGATTATACATACTGGTGTGCTCCTCATAAGGGTGCAGGTATGATTGGTACAGTACACGTACAGTAATGAATTTTAGAGAATCAGATTACATT